GTTGCAGTGCATAGAGTTGTAACGGGTGGACTGACTGGGGCCTTGATCGGAAGCGGCAGCGTTGCCAACGCTTTGCTTGTATTCTCCTCTGGGGGTTGGATTTTCAGGAGTTTTAACGGCGGCGGCAGCGTGACTGGAGGAGACTTGCTTGGCCTTGCTGGAGTATCTAGGTCCAATTCCTCTAATTATGCCTATAGACTTGGAGGAAGTAACGGAACTATAACCGCCACAGCTTCGGCAAACACTGAAAATGTTTTCGTGTTTGCAAGAAACCAAAGCGGTGCTCAGCAATTTTCTAGCGTGAGATTAGATTCCTACAGCATTGGTGAAGATATTAATCTTGCAGTGCTTGACGCTCGTCTTACCGCCCTGACGACTGCCCTTGGCGCCGCAATCCCGTAAATCACCGCACGCAACGCCCTCCCACTGCACCCCTGTAGACTTCGCCTGCGGATGGAGTCCCCATGCTCATTGAGGTCGGCGGCCTCCTCCTCGGGAGCGGAATCCTCGTCAAGGGGGTTCAGGGGCTTTGGGCCATTGCCAAGGCCATTGGCTCCTACGAAGCCTCGACCGCAAAGTGCTTGGAGCACCTGACCGAGATGGCCAAGGATCACGAGAACAGGATTCGAGCCCTGGAGGATGGCGATGCAAGAAAACGACGCTGACAACGACCAGCAACGGCTGGAGGCCCTGCACAGCAGGCTCCTCGACACGGCCGAGGAGTTGCTGGAGAAGGGGGAATACGGCCTGGCCCTGCAGATGATCAAGCACAACAACGTCACCGCGCCGAAGCGGGGAGAGCGGGGAACCATGGACGACGCGGGGAAGGTGGCCGCGAAGCTGACCTTCTCTCCCCGCACACCGGTGGTGCCTCTCAGACGGTCAGCCGGCTGACGCCCCCCTCGGCCCGCCCGAATTTTGAGCTCGCCGGGGGCGGCGGCAGCCCGAGCACAGCGCGCCCCGCGCCAGGCTGCCTCACCAGCGAGCGGGGGCGCAGGCCCAGGGCCAGCCGATCCGCACTGCCCTCGGCATTCAAGAAGAACTCCTCGATCACGGCTTCGGCCTCCTCCTCCTCCCGCTGCAGCGCTGCCTTCTCCTGATCCTGCGCGACTGCCAGGGTGAAGTGGCTGACGCAATAGGACAACGCATCGATGCGGTCATACCAGCTCAGGGCCCCCCGCTCTGTCGTCAACCGGCTGAGCTGGAACGCCAGGGAGCGCTCGTGGCCACTCTCTGGATCCCTCTCCGCCTCCAGGTAATCAGAGCGCAGCAGCTCCCGAGAGACCACCAGGCGGTGCTGTTGGATCGCGGGCGCCAGGCTGTCCACCAGGCGCCGCTCCTTCTGCTGGTTCCCCGAGGGGACCTCCTCGATCGTGCAGGGGTGAATCCGGTTCATCACCTTGGTGAGAGCCGCGGCAAACATCCCGCCGCCGTAGTTGGCCTCCGGAAGGCACAGGCCAACATCCCATCGCGCGGCAACCCGGGCCAGGCGCTCCAGGGATTCGTCGGCATAGCCCAGCTGGGTCCCCCCGCACTCAAGGAGGAAGATGTTTCCGTTCAGCTCGGCGCACACAGCCCAGGCCAGTTCATCGTGGCCACGGCCGGACGGGTCGATGCCCATCACGCAGTTCCACCGGTCCAGTTTGCTGATCCAGCGCTGGACCACTCCAGGGCCGTAGTACCAGCGATCGGAGCCCAGGCCCGTGCAGACCAGGTCCCTGAGGATCATGTCCGAGGCATTGCCCCAGGTGACGGTCTCTGGCAGGGCCTTGCCGTCCAGGTCCATCACGATCAGGTCGCCCAGGCGGATCGGGTAGCGCTGCTCCGTGGAGAGCCGGCAGTTGAGCTGGTACTGCATCAGCCAGGTCACCCGGCTGTTTTTTGCCTCCCGCACCTGGAGCTCCTCTTCTCCAAACCGCTCCGGATCGGTGGGCGCGCCAACCAGGGATGGATCCTCGGTGGCCTCCCGAAGAATCTCTGGGTCGAGGTTGCCCTCGTAGCAGGCGATGGACTCCTCGCTGAAGGGGTCCGGATACCTGGCCGGCCAGTAGCGGATGGCGTATCCCCGCTTCCGCACCAGCTCCAGGTACAGGCTGGTCTCCACGTGGGGAGTCCCCAGGTAGAGGATCTGCCGCGGCAGGAGCTGGCCCTTTTCCGGCAGCAGGATCTGCTCGAGCTCGCTGCAGGCGTGCGCGATCCGCGCCTGCTTGTGCGGGGTGATGGAGTTGCTGAGCGTCTCCGTGTCGTCAGCGGTGGCGATGCTGCAGCGCTTCCCGGTCAGGCCAGATGACAGGATCCCCGATGGCCGGCAGCTGGGGGACTGGGAGTGGCCCTTGGGGCATGGGCCCACGTCGAAGCCGCGCTGGGCTGACTGGCGCTGGTCTCGGCGGGGATGGAGGCATCGCAAGATGTCGATCACATCGAACCACTCCAGCAGCTGGGTGGAAATTTCAACGGCCTTCTCAGCCGTGCTTCCGGTGATCAGGCACTTCTCCTCGACGGGATCCATTCGGAGCCGCCAGGAGTTGTAGATCGCCACCATCGTGGACTTCGCAATCCCGCGAAAACCAACAGTGATTTGCCGGCTTGGCCCATGGACCATCCAGTTGAGGATGGCTGATTGCCTATAAGTTGCGGACCCGTTCCGGGGCACCAGTCCCAACTCCCGCAGGATATAAGCCGCATAGTTCTCCAAATGCTGCAGCTCTTCCGGCAGCGGTTCCCACTCGGGATATTTGATGTAATTCATTTTCGCCAGTTGGTGCCACGGTTGGCACGGCCTGCCTGCCGCTCATACTGCTTTTGAAGCTCAAGCTCAGCCTGGCGAAGCTCTTCACGCTTTCGCCGGGAGCGAGCATCTCGATCTTTAGCGATTTGCACCAGGGCTTCTTCACGGCCTGGCGGCTCAGGGATGCCTGCCTTGCGCAGGGTCTTGGCCCAGTCAACCAAGGGGCCAAGTAATCTGTTTGGAATGGGAGGGGCCCCCACGTCCGAGACACCACATCTCGTTCCTGAGGCAGGAATAGGGACCCCGACTTTCATGATACCTCCAGGCGAAAGCCGCCTGTGTCAGGGCAGGCTACTGCAGGGGTGCATCAGTCTGCTCTGTTCTGCTGGGATCGCGCAGGCTTGGGTTGTAGGTGTTGTAGCCAAGCATGTATCCAGCCTTCCCCATCCCGCCGATGCCCATCATCGAGCCAGCCGTGAGCCAGCAGCGATCTTGGGCATCCCATGGACCGCGCGTGTTCCAGCGACAGTCCACGAGATAGGCCGTGCCAAAGGCCAAGCACAGTGAGGTTCCGGTATTGAGGAGAGCTTTGGCGAACGCAGAGACGTTCAATGGCGAACCCCAAACACGTCCCGACTTGCAAACGCGCGAACGTTTGAATGCAAGTTGTCTGACGCAATAAGGCCCGCTATCTCTTGCAGGCTTTTGCCCCTCATGGCCTCAAGAAGCTCCGCCGCGAGGCGCCTCCGCCAGGTGTCGTGATCCCCGGCTGCAGTGCCTGAGGGCGCTTGAGACGGACGCATGGCAGAAGAGGGGCTGGCCGGGCGCGGAGGCATGGGGGGAAAGCCGGGCGCGCGCGAACGATCTTGGCTCGCAGGCGCAGGGGGCGCAGGGGGCGCGGGAGGAGCTGGAGGTGCTGGAGGTGCTGGAGGTGCAGCGGCTTGCTCTTCCGCGATGCGCTGGCGCTCCTCTTGCCGCGCCTGCTCGGCAGCTTCTGCGCGGATTTGCTCTTCCCGCTCTTTCCGCTCCTCCTCCTCTCGCTGCTTCCTTTCCTCCTCCTCCTGGGCTTCGGCTGCCTCGCGCATCCTGGCATTGCCCCCCGCGTGAAGAAGGAAGACCGCTGCTCGTTCCAAGGCCTGCTTCGCTTCTTCTTGAAACTCTTCCCGATCCTCGGGGGGATTCTCTTCCGCGAACACGCGAAGGCTCTCACACAGCCCGTCGATCTCTTCCGATGTCTTCGCCACTCGGTCCAGTTTTCCTGGCTCCCGGATGATCCGCTGCTCAAATCGCTGAAGCTCTGCAATCACATCCCTGTGCCCCTGGACACGGGCCTCCTCGGCCTTTTGAATCTCCGTCAAGGCGTCGACATGTGGCTGGATCAAGCCCTCAAGCGGTTCCGTCAGGGCTTTCTCGGCCTGGATCATGCCCTTCCATCGCTTGTGATGAATGTCAGATGCTGCCTTTCTGGCGGCGATGATCTCAGTGATGAGTTTCTTGATCTTGCCGATAAACTTCCTTGCGGCCTTTTCGCCTTCAATCGAGCTGTAGTTGAACGGCTCGATTGCCTTGCCATCCTTAACCGCCTCTTTGACTTTGAGCTGGAGAACCTCCCATTGCTCCAGGACGCGCACGTCGTCCGAGTCCTGAGCGGCAAGAGCAGAAGAGTCTTCCCGGCCTGACAGGTCGTCATTTGGATCAAATTTGGTTGGGATGTAGCCAGTGCCCGCTTGGATGATCTTGGTCATGAGTTGAATGAGTTGGATGATTTGGATTTGTTGGTGTAGTGATTATAGGTTTTATTTTTTAGGCCTTCGTCAAGCAGGCGGTCTGCCAAGCTGTTAATGTGATCTCTTGGAATTTCATTGCCATTGCTGTCATAAAAAATCGTTTCAAGCAAGTAGCAGATCAAGGCATCACGAAACAGGCGGGGCCTGTTGACTTGTAGAAGATCACAAACCTCTCCTACAATCTTGTTGTATTCTCTTGTCGACCTAATTACAATCTGGGCCAACCGTGGTCCTTTTTGCTTTTCAGGGTCAAGCATCTGGAGAATCTGACAATCGGTCTGACTGGTCGCCGTTATTTGCTGGATCCACTTGCACACAAAGCTTGGACAGTGCTTCGGAGATCGCATTGGCGTCAGCGACGCTTTTGTCGCACGAAATTATTTTGCCTGTTGTACGCATACTTTGCCATTGCCTGCCAAACTCAAATAAGAGACGTTTACGTGTCGGATAAGGCCTAGTATTGATAGCAGGGAAGTTAGCTATTAAGTCATTTAGCTCAGCGTCTGACGGCAATCGAAGCCATGTAGCGCCATTATGTCGGACGGGAGTTATTTCTAAACGTTCTAGGGTTACCTCCAGTGCGTCAATTCTTTCTTCTAGAGTCCTCAAATGAAGAAAAACCTCTGGGCCGGTGTTGCGCAATTTGAAAATCAATTCCTCTGCGCGGTAAACACGTTTTGTCATCTCTCCAAACAATTGAAGAATTGTCCTGTGTTCTCTATACAACTCTATGATGTTTTGCTCCAAGTCTTCTCCAATCAGCCAACGACGCAGCAAATTCCGAAGCATGGCAATGGTGGTGTCAAGGACCCAACATGTCTACATGGGTGCAGAGCCGTTGTCAAGCCGACTTGCGTCTCGTGTTGCCTCGTCAATGGCCCAGGCGGCGAGGGCCTGCTCGGTGAAGACCGCCGCGGCCCGGCCATCGGTGGCCTCGCAGAACCTGGCCCAGATCCACCCCCGCCGTTGGCTGTTGCCCATGGAGGAGACATGGGGGTTGAGCACCAACATGCGTTGCTTGGTTCGGGGATCCTTCCAGGTGGCCACCAGCAGCGCCTTTCGCAGCCGCCCGATCGAATGGGCCACATGCGAGCCCGAGAGCCCGTAGAGGCTGCCCAGGTGGTCGGGGCTGAGCACCACCGCTCCAAGGGCAGGGATGACGTGCTGTTGCAGCAGTTGCCAGGTGGAGAGGTCGAGAGGCCGGATGACTCGATCGCTCAGAAGCCCTTGCCACAGCCCTGGCAGCTGGTGGGCCATCACAAAAAACCTCTCGGTGCAAGACTCCATCTGTCGCCTGCTCTGTGGGGGTTGGCGGCGGAGCCAGTGATCTGCAGTCGTGTTCCCGCACGGCTACAGGGAGGCTCCTGCGCGTCCAAATGTAGCTTGTGGAAAAACCCCTCTCCAAACAAAACCCAGTCACAGCAAGGGATCTGAATTTCGGCTGTGCAGAAAAATTGCACAGAGCGAGGCGAAAACCCAGATCTGGACAGGGCTGGGTTGCGTGAGCCTTCTTGATCTCTTAAGTCAGAACACCAGGAACAGCCGAGACAGCCAGAACAGCCAGGGCATCCAGGACAACCCGGGGCCACCCAGGACCACCCGGAACGACCCGAAGGCCAGAAAGCAAATCCTTACCCCCTTACGGGAAGGGGGGGGCCCGCTTGCGGGGGGTCGTCAGACCCGGTGGATGCCTGTGGTCGCGCCAGCGGCCTCAGGGAGCCACCCCCAGGGGCCTCCAGCGGTGCTCAGGCCCTCCGGGATGGTCGGGACTTCTCGCAGCCCCTCAAAACCCCACACAGGGCCCAATGGAGCTCTGCACCACTCCAGGGGTTCGGGCAAATCCCTGCAATTTTGGGTCGCCTAATTGAGTGGGGTACCGCTTGGCGATCCGAGCAGGCGCCCCCCCATGCCCCCTGCCCGGCCGGCCACCAGGGGCGCAGGGGGCCAGGGTGGCCGGCTGTGCTTGGCCAGGGGGCAGCGGCAGCAGCAGGGGGGCTAAGCCCTTGTGGCTACTGGGCTGATAGCGGACATCATATCCGCTACGGGGCTGAGAATGATTCTCATTCCCGTTCTCAAGGCCTTGCCTGCCTGCTGTCCGGAGCGGATTGAGAATGATTCTCATTCCTATGTAAAGATTTGTGACCCTACTCTTTCCGCCCTTCGCCAGTGCTGCACCTGTGCACCTATCATCAGGACATCGACGGGCCCGCTGGAGGCCTGAGCCGTCCCTGGCCCTGCCTGTCGTCCTCATTGCTTTCTGATTCATGAAGACCACCACCGATACGGGTGCAGCCGCCATTGCCGCATCCCTGGCGTTGGCCACCGTGCTGGCCCAGGGATTCGCCGTGTTCCTGGCCCATGGGCTGGCCCTGGCCATTGTTCTGACTGAGCTGGTCACGGGTCGCCAGCTGATCCGCGCGGGCCAGGCACCAGCGCCAGCACCAGCACCGGCCGCGCCACCTGTCCAGCCCCTGGTGGCAGTGCCAGCGGCCGCGGCGCCTGCCCTGGACAGCTTGCCCGTGCGCGAGCTGCGAGCCCTGGCCCGCTCTGCTGGCCACCGCTCGCTAGCCCGCTCCGGGCGCCGATCGGAGCTGCTGGCAGCTCTGGCCTGATAGGCCGCAAACGTCAAACACCACACCACAAGCACAACATGGCTAACCGACAGACAAAAACTGATCGACTGATCATTGAAAACCTTCCACTCGCCGACAGGCTGGGAGCCAGTGCAGCCAGGCGACTGTGCGGGTTGGCGGAGAAGGATGACTTAATTCAGGAAGCACGAATGGCGCTAGTTTTAGCTGCCAGAAAATGCGACGAACAAAGAGAACCTACAGCTTACATTATCGCCTCAATTCGCGGAGCTATTCAGCACTACGTAAGGGATAAAGTCCGTATGGTTCGCGTCTCTCGCCGAGAGCATGAGAAGAGCCGGCCACCATTCGCCCATGCCTCCTTGGATGCCTGCCTGCCGTGCGGCACCCCATTCGTGGACCTGCTGACCGCTGATCCGGTCACCACCGACCAGGCGGATGAGTCTCCAGAGGAGCTGGAGGCACTGGTGGAACAGTTGCCAGCGGCAGACGCGGCAGCGCTTCGTCTCACCCTGCTACAGGGCATGTCACTGCGGCAGGCAGGGGAAGCCCTCGGCGTCTCAGTGATGACAGCTCAGCGCAGGAAGGAACGAGCGGTCAAGGCCATTCGAGAAGCCCTGCAAGCGTGAGACACGCGGCCCGCCAGAGCCGCACCCAATCCCGGCAACGTCAAAACACCACACCACGCCATGACATCCACAGCACCACGCAAACGCCGTCAATACGACGGGCCAACGAGCGAGGAAGTTCTAGTCAATAATCTTATTGAATTGATGGAAAGTAGCGACCTTCCGCCCTGGCGTCGCCCATGGTCTGCCGTCAGTGGTTCCCATCGAAACCTGCTCACCGGGCACGAATACAGGGGCAGCAACCCGATTCTGTTGGAGATTGCAAGCCTCTGCGGTGGGCATCACCTGCCCCTGTGGCTGGGCGCCAGCCAGGCCAAGCAGCGCGGGTGGTTTCCCAAAAAGGGCACAAAGGCGGCAAGGATTGTGCGGCCACAACTGAACAGCAGGGAAGAGGAGAATCCTCAGACAGGCGAGAAAGAATTGAAATCATGGGTTAGCTATAAGATCGTGTGCGTTTTCAACGTGAACGATCTACAGGGAGCCGATGACGCCTCACGGGATTCCCTCGCGGCGGCGATCCTCTCCCAGCTGGATGGCCAGCTTGTGCCTGAGGCCGCAGAGCGCCACGATCGAGCCGAGGCCTGCCTGAGTACCTGGGATGTGACGACCACCTGGGGTGGCCAGAAGGCCTACTACTTGCGGTCGTCCGACACGATCCACATGCCGGCCCGCGAGACGTTCCTCGATCGCGAGGCCTGCTATTCCACCTGGGCCCATGAGACGGCTCACAGCACCGGCCACGAGAGCAGGCTCGCGCGGACCTTTGGGGTGGTGGGCGAACCGGAATATGCCCGGGAGGAGCTGGTGGCCGAGCTGGCCTGTGTGCTGATCTGCTACCGGCTCCAGGTGGGCACGGAGATGCAGGACCACGCGTCCTATCTGAAGGCCTGGGCGGGAATGCTTCGCGATGGCGGGGCGCGCGTGTTGTTCAAGGTGCTGACCGATGCGCGACGCGCGGCAGATCTGATCTGCCCTGAAGAGGCTCAGGAGGAGACCGCTGAAGGCTGAAGGCATCTCAGGGGGCAACTGCCCCCTCTGCTGCCCTCAGCAGCATTCACGTCAACATCACATGGCAACAATGAGCAAAAATCAAATACGCCTGCCACTGAATGAGGCAAGGATGATTGCCGAGCGGGTGGTTGCCGAGCTGGAGCCTCACTGTTGGATGATCAGCATCGCTGGAAGCATTCGCCGAGAGCGTCCGACCATCGGTGACATCGAGATCGTTTGCGTGCCGCGCCCTTACGACGCCTCGCCGCTGTTTCAGTCTGGCATCGCCACGGTTGTGAACCAGTGGGAAGCGGTGCGTGGAGAGCTGCCTTGCAAGTACACCCAGCGAAAATTGCCCGAGGGGATGAATCTGGACCTGTTCATGGTCAATCCTGAAGGGTGGGGCTTGCAGCTGGCGATCCGCACTGGCTCCGCCAGCTGGTGTCGTGAGGTGCTCGCAAAGGCCTGGGTTCGCGCAGGATTCCGTTCCAAGGATGGCCTACTGCGCAACAAGCTAGGTGCGGGCACCGTGCAATTTGTTCGCACTGAGCGCGAGCTGTTCGAGATTATCGACCTGCCGTGGGTTGAGCCTGTAGACCGTGAATTCCCTTAAATTCAGGAAAACCACAATGCGCACCATTTCAATCACCGTCACGGAAGCAGAGGCCGCAGAGGCTCTGCCGCTGTTGATGCGACACGCCGAACAACTGAATGAAATGCGAAGCCAGGAAATCATGCATTGCGAGCCAGGCGACGACGCCTGGGAGCGAACAGGAAAAAGGCTCGCAAGTACAAATAAAATGATCATGCAATTATCTCAGCTGACAGTATCATGACCACCATTCTTGCTGCTTGTGTTTTATGGATTCCCTTGTATTGCGTGGGGCTGATAGTTCAAAGCTTTCGAAAGTCGCCTCGGCACGGAAGCAGGCGCCAGCTGGAGGAGCTCGAAATTCAGGCCTGGAACAATCGGCGCCTGCAGCGGATGCATCGCTTCAACCAGGCCTACCAGCGGCGGAGGAGATCATGAGCCAAGACCTGGCCCGTGGCCTTGCCGAGTGGCTGGGGGAAGTGCGGAGCGTTGCGCCTGGCCTTTCCCTGGCTGCGCTTGAGGCCTTCCTATGGGTTGGCAGCGGGTCCGACTCCTCGGACGCAGTGCATACCCGAATGGCGGCCGGTGCGCCCCTGGCCAAGCCGACGGTCACCCGTGCCCTGGGTCTGCTGCGGGGGCGGGGGCAGTGGAGGTCTGACCACTGGGTCAAGCCGCTGGACTGGCTGGAGGGGAGGCCCCATCCCCACGTTGCGCGAGCGATCGCTTATCGACTGTCCAGGCAGGGGCGGAAGATTCTAGCCTCGCTTAGTACGCTTGTTCTACCATCATGACCCGGCTTGTGTTTGGCCTTGCCATCCCTCAGGTTTTCCGGCCCGGCTGGGCGGGGGTCACCATCCACGTACGGCAAGGGATGGTTTTCGTACACTGGTGGAAGACAGAGCGACACAAGCACCTAGGGCCATGGGTTTTCTGGAGCTACAGAGGTGCATTGGCCTTTTCGCGGTGCTTGATCCGCAGATGCCTTTGCATTTCATGCAGATATTTCTGCACGTGGCTCAGGGGCCCGCAGAAGGGCTCACGTATCGGGAGCTGGAGGAGGCAATGAGCCTCACCAACTCCAGCGTCTCCCGAACACTTGATGCCCTGGGAGAGGAGCACAGAAAGGGATATCGAGGCTATGGCCTCATCGAAAGGAAGCCAGACCCTGCCGATTCCCGACGGCTACGGGTCTTCCTTTCCGCCAGGGGCCACGCCCTGGCCAACCAAATCGTCAACCACACCACACAATCATGAAGACTGTCGAAGACGTTCTCGCCGACACCGCCGTCGGATGTGGCTTCCACGATTTCGCCGTCGAAGGCGGCACAATCCGAGTCACAACTCAGAAGCTGCGGGCGGCATTGGAAGCTGCCTATGACGAGACCAACCCAAACTGGGTTGTGTTTGTTGATATAGAGGAAGGCGATGAGATAGAAGAAGACGACGATTTGAGAATCTGATTGAGCTGAGCGACAAATCGTCAACCACACCACACAAGACAGTGAAAACAGGATCAGTGAGGCGAGACCCCAGCGGCCGGGGGTGGATCGCTGACGTCAGCATCGACGGCAGAAGGAAGACCGCGCGCGCGAGCACCAAGGCCGAGGCCGAGGCCAAGCGCAGAGGCCTCCTGCAGACGCTGCTCGACGGCCCGCCGGCGTCGCGCCCACGGCCTGCCGCGGCCTTCACCTTGGCGGATGCCCGCCGCCTGAGCCTTCAGGTTCGCTGGGCTGGCAAGGCCTATGAGCGAACTGCTGCCATCTTCTCTCGCGCGGTACTCGATGGGCTGGGCGAGGACCTGGGGGTGGAGGAGGTGACGCCACCCATGGTGATCGCCTGGCGCCAGAAGCTCCTCGATGGGGGGAACACCCCATCCACGTGCAACAAGAAAGTCTCCGCCCTCGCGGCGATGCTTCGGGACGCGGTGAACTGCGGCCACCTGGCTGCCATGCCGAGCCTGCCCCAGCAGCTCAGCCCGGGCGGCCATCGGGACCGGGTGTTCCAGCCCGAGGAGACGGCCATGTTGTGCCGTTGGTTTAAGCAGGCGGGCCACCCCGCCGCGGCCGATCTGCTGGTGTTCCTGCTGGAGACGGCGGCCCGATGGGGGGAGGCGGAGAGGTTGCGTGGGCGAGACATCAACTTGGAGGGCAGGAAATGCACCTTCTGGCGCACGAAGAACGGGGATCCCCGGACCATCCCCCTCACAAGGCGGGCGGTAGATGCCCTGGAGCGCAACATGCCCCCGAAGGAGACCCACAGGATCTGGCCTTACAGCTACCTGCAGTACAACAGGCTCTTCAACAAGGCGATCGCCAGCGCGGGGCTGGAGGGGCTGACGGTGCACATCACCCGCCACACGGCGGCAACCCGGATGGCCGAGGGGGGCGTGAGCCAGGCACAGCTCATGGCCTACGGGGGGTGGCGGAGCCTGGCCGCTGTTCAGCGCTACATGCACGTGCAGACAGAGCGGTTGGCAGACTGCGTCAAGGCCCTGGAGGACGGGTCGTGACAGGCGATGGGTAGGCGCGTCTACCAGGCCCCGCCTTGATGCGTCATTGATGCCGCAGCACGCTTGCCGGCGCATCAGTGACGCATCAGCTAGGTTGGTCAAACCCCAGTCGGGGTCAGCAAGGGGGCATGGCGGAATGGCAGACGCAGCGGACTTAAAATCCGTTTCTCAGCCGTGCACCCCTGCAGCATTGCCCACCAGTACGGCGCCGAGCGCCTGAGCAGCGCCTGATCGCCATCTCTGCAGGGGTGGAGCAGAATTGCTGCGTCCGGCACCACACCAGGCAGCAATGTCAGCATCACGCAGCGCGTCCACCCGCGAACAGGAAGGGCGAGAGAGGCACGAGGAACAACGGAGTCGAGAGCGAATAGCGAATACCGAAAGCTCCCTGCGAGCGGCTGGAAGAGAAACAAGAACGGCCGCTGGGCGAAAGGTTTTCCGAGACGCCGCCACTCCCCTGGCGCGAGCACTCGAAAACCTGCTGGCGGAGAACCTCCAGAACCCGGTGGCCGGGGTCGGCCATGCGGCGCTGGATCTGGTGGCCCGCTTCAGACACCCGAATTATGTGGCGGTGACCGCCCTGCGGGTGGTCCTGGACCAAATCTCAGGGGCGAGGCCCTACACCGCCCTGGCGATCCGGATTGGGCAGGCCATCGAGAGCGAGCTCAAGGGTGAGGCCCTTGTGCATGCCGCGCCCCAGCTGACCACCTCGATCCAGCGGCGCTACGGCCCGCGCGCCGTTCTGAAGGAGCGGGTCGCTGCCCGGGTGGCACCGATGAACCACCACGAACCATGGTCATCGCGGGGACACGCGCAAGCCGGGGCCCTGATGCTCCAGCTCATGGAGCGCATCGGCCTGATTGAAACGACGCTGGCGACCACCGGCACCAAGCGACCGCGAATGGTGGTGCCCTCCACGGAGGTCATCGCCCTGGCCGAGGGTGTGCACGACCAGTTCTGGGCGCCGAGCCGTGGGCCAATGGTGGTGCCACCACAGGATTGGTCTGGTTTGACCGGCGGAGGCCACCTGTCCGGGGGGTGGCTGGTGCGAGATCGATCCTGCGAAACCCAGGAGCTCCACAACCGGTTTGACCGACAGGCCATTCAGCGGTTCGGTCAGATCGCCAACGTGCAGCAAGGCGTTCCCCTCTGGGTTGATCCGGAGATGGTGTCTCTTGCCATTCAGGCCTGGGAGAACGGGGGCCTCGGGTTGTTCAAGGTGGATCGGGCGCCGGCGCCACTCCCGCCAACGCCCCCACAGGATGCGCCGAAGGAGGTGTGGACTGCTTGGAAGCGGGCCGCCGCCGCGCACCATGCGGATCTGCGGGAGAACGTGGGCCGACGGGTGCGGATTTCCCGGGGCCTGCGGGAACTGGGGGAGCTGGCTGGCCGGGAGATCTACCAAGCCCACTGGTTTGACGGACGGGGCCGTCTCTACACCAGGAACAGGCACGCCTCCACCCAGGGGCAGGACGTTGAGAAGGGGTGCATCGCGTTCGCGAAGAACTGGGCTGCCTCCGATGGAGCTGATCTCTCCACCTTGGCAGAAGAAGCCTGCCGGCGCCATGGATCGCCAGTCACCTTGTCGCTTCATGTCGGGAGGCTGGACAGCCCGTTGGACCACCTTGAGCTGTGGCGCGACGCCAAAGACCCGTGGCAATTTCTTCAGGCCGCGCGGGCTTATGCCAAGCGGAGCCGAGGTTGTTTCACGAGGAACACCCCTGGCCGCCTGGATCAGACCTGCTCGGGCTGCGGGATTATCGCCGCGCTCACGCGGGATCGCTGGCTGGCAAGGCAAACCAACGTCATAGGGGACGAGGTGTCCGATCTGTACCTCACCCTGGCCCGGAAGCTGGAGGAGCTGCTCACCGCGGTGTTGCACACCTCGGCGCCGGGCACGGAAGACTTTCGTTGGGCGGAGATGTTTCTCCAGCTCGGCATCACCAGATCCACGGTGAAGCCCATCGTTCTGGCCCTGCCCTACGGGGGCCAGCGGCTGGGGATGGTTGGGGCGTTCGAGGACTACCTTTCCGCTGCCATTGGCTGGCAGGACCCGGCGGTCTACGTGGACCGAGTCTCGCGCCCATCCGCTTGGCTGGCCAAGCAGTTCAGCAAGATCCTGCAGGAGGACATGGGGTCGGCCCTGGCCTTCCGGCGGTGGGCGAGGGATCTGGTCAAGGCTGTGATTCCGGTCACGGATTCAGCCATTCAGTGGCGGTCCCCATCGGGGTGGCCGATGCGGCTGGGTGCCACGAAATCCAGCGAGACGGTGGTGCGCACCGAGTTTTTCGGTGTCGCTCGATTGATGACCCTGCAGGAGGAAGACCCCGGGGCAGAGCTGAGCGCCCTGGCCACGGCGGGGAGCGCCGCAGCCAACATCGTGCACGGCTTGGATGCGGCGGTGGTGCACTTGGCTGTTCGGCGAGTGCGGGGGCCAATGCTGACGAACCACGACTGCTTCGCGGTGCCATGGCCTCAAACCGGGGAGCTGCACCAGGAGCTTCTGCGGACGTTCCGCCAAACGATGGAAGAGGCGGTGGCTGAGTTGCTGGGGCAGGTCGAAGAGGGATGCAGGGGTGCAGTGTCGGATTTCCCAGGCCTGCCAGCGTTTCCATTTGCGGGAGAGCCATGGGCAGAGGGAGAACTGGCAAGCAACCCGGCCATGTATGGATGAAAGCGGCGCGGTGCTCTACACTGGTGCAGTCCTTCAGACACCACTCATGGCCAAGACGATGATGAAAACCCCGATCGGGATGCTCCAGTGGGCCCAGATCCTTGAGCCCACCAAGGCCCTGGACGCGGACAAGCCCGATCTGTGGAAAGTCGATTTCGTTACCGAGTGGAACGAGGCGGCATACAGCCTGACCCAGGCGCTTGAGGGCGTCTACATGCAGGAGTTTGGCAGCAACAGCAATCCAGCCGAACACGCATGGCCGTTCAAGATGGAAGTCTTGGATGGGAAGGACACGGGCAACATTGTCTTCACGTTTAAGAGGAACACTATCAACAGCAACGGGAGGCCGGTCTCACGGCCAATAGTCGTGGATTCCCAGAGGAATCCCTGGCCAAAAGAATTATTGATTGGGAATGGATCTCATGGCATCGTTGCCTTTTCTCCGTTTACGTGGAGGAACAAGCTCAACAAATGCGGAGTGTCTTTATACCTAGACGGCGTTCAGGTATTGAGCCATGTGCCCTATGAATCGTTTGACGCCGAGTCCACCTTCGACGTGGTCGAGGGCGGATTCGTTGCGCCACAAGGCGACATGTTTGGCCAGGCGGCACCGGAACCCCAGGTTGCTGCCGCTGCTCCCACCTGTCCAGCTCCCACCCGTCCAGCTCCAGCGCGTCCAGCTCCTGCTCGCCCAACACCAGCTCCCACCCGCCTGCCAGCCCCCTCTGGGCAGCCGCAGCCATGGTCGGTAGTTGCTGGCCCAGCTTCCGATGAAGAGGTGGGCCCCTGATGGCGTCACCACGCGTTCTGAAAGAGGCCGAGCAGCTCGGGCTGGAGAAGGCAAAGGCCACCGAACTGGTTGATGCCCTTTTGCTTGAGCATCTTCCGCATGCTGCCAGTTGCAGGGTTGAGGAAAAGTTCGCGGTCTCAATTGCTATCACATTTGAGCGCAATGCTCACAACACGGAATTGAAAGCGAAGATTTCCTATTCCAAGAAATACTCTGAAGTAATTGAGGCCATAGCCTCTCCCTTCCAGCAGCTTGACATTGACTCGGTCATTCAAGATGAGGTTGACAGAATGTTTGATAGTGAGCCCTCATGAAATCCATTCTCGCCCTGGACCTGGGAACAACAATGGGCTGGGCAACAAAAGTTCCAGCCGGAGTCATTGTTTCGGGAGTAACCAACCTACGAGGAGGTCGTTTTGAGGGAGGCGGGGCTCGTTTCCTGCGCTTTAACCAGTGGCTGGAGGGGAGGATCGCTCGTATAGACGCTTGCTACTACGAGGAGGTCCGAAGGCATTTGTCCACGGACTCGGCCCATATTTACGGAGGCCTTCTCGGAATACTTCAGGCGTTCTGCGAGTCTAGGCAGATTCCTTACATCGGGGTACCCGTTGCCACGATCAAGAAGCATGCCACCGGCAGGGGCAACGCCAACAAGCAGGCGATGATCCAGGCCGCCAGGGATCGAGGGCACAAGCCTGAGGACGACAACGAGGCAGACGCACTCTGCCTCCTGCATTGGGCCATTGAGCAGGAGGCACCGCCTCCGGCATGAACTGTCCCAACTGCAACGAATCTGTCACGCAGGTTCGGTCAACCCGACGGCTCGCCAGTGGCGACGTCAGGCGGATGCGGGCTTGCAGCGCATGCGGTCACAGCTTCCCCACTCTGGAAGCTCTACTTGATCCAGCCAGCATGAGTGCGGGCAACCTCGCGGAGTTGAAGCCGGCTCCGCGGCGAAGCCCGCCCCCAGGGGGCGCCTACATGAACCCCGAAATTGCCGAAGGATTACTGCCTCCTTTGCTGGCCGAGAAGGTGGTGGATTGGTGGGTGACAGCCCGCCGGCTGAAGCACGGCCGAAAAGCCGTGTGGTCCGAGAGGGCTTTTCGTGGCTCGCTTAACCGGGTGGTGGCCCTGTACCAGGCCAATCCAGCCAAGGCGGACTACCTGGTGGAGCGAGGCCTTGAACAGGGCTGGCAATCTCTCGACCCGGAGTTTGTTCAAAACCACAAGGCCTATCAGGACATTCCGCCCCCACCCAATCCAGGTGATCGGAGGCCACTGACCGATCCGAGCAGGATTGTGTCGGCTGCCGAAGCAACCCGCGATTGGCCGGCGGCTCCCCCCAGGCCAGTGGCATTGCCGTGGGGGGAGAACAAGCAGCCACCTCCTGAAATCCAGATGAGCCCATGCGCCAAACGCTTTGAGCAGGGAGACCCAGCCGCAGCTCAACAGGCAAAGCGGCAAATCCAAAACCTATTCAAGATCCCATGAACAATCCTCTTTCTGATCTTCCCACTGATACTGGGCGTCTACTCATCGACGCCGAAGGGCTCCTCTATAGCGCAGCGTGCGCAGGGGAACAGGAGGTTGAGTGGCAAGAAGACCAGTGGACATACTCGTGTGACCACCTGGTCGCGCGAGACGTCTTTCAGCAGGCGACAGCTGGATTGTGCCAGCTTGCGCCCGAGCATTATCCGGTGATTATCATCGGCGGCACCCGGAATTTTCGTTACGGCTTATGGGGTGAGTACAAAGCAAATAGGAAGAATAAGCGGAAACCCGCTGGCTATTCTTCCTTGCTGGACTGGCTCGAAATCCATGCCGCATCACGCGGCTGGAGTTTTGCCCGCCTCACGTCTGTTGAGGGCGACGACGTGTTGGGCCTACTGGCTGATCCGTCCCGAGGAGACATCATTGCCAGCGACGACAAAGATCTCCTCACCGTTCCGGGCAAGCTCTTGAGGCGGGGAGAGATTCTTGAAATCTCAGAGAAGGACGCGGACATCAAATTCCTGTCCCAAACACTCATCGGCGACAGTGCTGATGGGTATCCGGGGTGCCCCAAGGTGGGAGAGAAGGGGGCCGAGACCCTGCTGAACGGGGTCACAAGCATGCAGGAAGGCTGGCAAGTCGTCCTTGCTGCCTTCAAGAAGGCCGGGAAAAACGAGCATTTCGCTCTCACCATGGCACGGTGCGCGCGCATCCTTCGCCCAGGCGAGTTCGATTGGGAATCGGGATCACCAATTTTGTGGAACCCACCGGCCTAGACTGCAGCCGTGCAGAGGTTTGCCATGACTCCCGATTGGACAAAGGAACATCTCCACCATTTGAGACAAGTGTTCCCTGACCGCACGCCCAGCGAGGGAGACGACCTGCGGGCAATCGATCGGGCCATCGGTGCCCAGCGCGTTGTGCGCTGGGTAGAAGCCCAGATTGGGCAGGAGGGCTGATGTGCGGCGGCGGCGGCGGCGGACGGATCTACGAGCCGGACTATGGCGCCGCAAGCCGCGGGCTGGAGCTGCAATTGCAGGCCATGCGATCGCAGCAGTCCGACGGCGTTTTGCTAGCCCAGCAGGGCCTCAGCGCCGTCCTCGGGCAGCAGCAGGGCGTGCTTGGCCAGCTCGCGGAGATCAAGACCTTGCGAGCGAACGAGACCGACGCCAACGCGCGCCGGATGGCAGATCTGTTGGGCGCCCCGCCGCCCGACAAGACCGCAGAAGCCCCGCAGGTCGCGAGCAACAGGCCAGGCCCGCAGTCCACGGGGCGCGGCGACCTACGGATCAACCGCCGCCGCACTGGCCCGGGCGCCGGCCTCAACCTCACCTAACAGCCATGTGTAATGCACGCCCTCCTCAGCGGGTCCTCCAACAATCCCGGACGCAACCAGACAACAGCGCTCTGCAGCAGGCCATAGAGGCCAGCAGGCGGCAAAACGATTTGCTGGTGGCGCAGCTGAACCAGCAAAGGAGCGACGCCGAGGCACAGACAAGGCTCCGAAGCCAGGAGCTGGCGGCCGAACAAGCCGCCCTGCAGTCCGCCAGGGCCGCGCAACAGCAGGGCGCCTACGCGAGCCTGACGCAGGCCTCCCCCACCGAGGGGGCGATGGTTACCACGGCTGCCACGCCGAAGAAGAAGCCAAAAGAAAGCCTGAGGATCGCCAGCCCGAGCCGGACCGGGGCAGGCGCCGGGCTCAATTTGGGAGTGTGATGAAAAAGGAAACGGCAAAGGAGATCTATGACGCGCTGATTGCGCAGCGGGATCAGTTTCTGCACCGTGCCAAAACAGCGGCGGGATATACGATTCCGTACTTTGCTCATTTGTGTGATACGAATATCGACCACTACGGCGATACGCCGCAGCTTGAAATGCCGTGGAATTCGATAGGCACTCGGGGGTTGCAGCGGCTTGCGACCAAGCTGTTGCTAGCGCTCATGCCTCCCAACGAGCCGTTTTTTAGGCTCACAATCAATGAGGTGGAATACGCAATGTCAACTCAGGGAATGGACCCTGAGGAAGCGAGAAAGGGGAAAGTTGAATTTGAAACAGCGCTAAGTGTGTTGGAGAGGGCGCAGCTGAATACAATAGCTTCGAGCAATGACCGGGTTGCGTTGTTTGAGATATTGCAGCACTTGCTTATTGTTGGCAACGTACTTGGGTTTATCGGGGAAGACTCTCTCTCTGTCTTCCACCTGCGGAATTATGTTGTGCAACGCGATAGCGATGGGCAGCCGTGGCGGCTTGTAATTTGCGAATCAAAACTACCCGATTTACTTCCGGGTCAGGCAAAGGAGATATGGGACAACAAGAATGAAGGTCAACCTTCGGCAACCTATGGATCGCCATCCGACACTCGCGCTCATATTTATACAAGAATTGAATGGAAGTCTGATGGGGGCTGCGAGTGGTGGCAGGAGATCCTCGACGCGGTGATTCCTGGCAGCGAGCAAGAAGCGACGAAGGCCGAGTGTCCGTGGTTGCCCCTCCGGATGCACGCCATTACGGGGTGGAACTACTCCCCTGGCTACGTGGAGTCTTCCACGATCGGCGACCTGCACACGATCGACCAGCTGTCGCAGGCGGTTGCCGAGGGCAGCCTTGGCGCAGCCCGCCTTCTGTGGGGGCAGTTATCGGGTTGCCCCACCACCGCCAAGGCCGTCGCTAACGCCAAGAATGGGGCGGTGATTCCCGTCACCAGTGAAAAAGATATCTTTGCAATTCAAGCAAAGATTGGCAACGATTTGAGCGTGGCCGCTCAGACGTTGATGACATTTGAGCAGCGAGCTTCAACCGCATTCTCGTTGTTGAACGTGCGCGATTCAGAGCGCACCACTCAGGAGGAGATCATCCGCACGGCCCAGGAAGGCCACGAAATGTTTGCCTCTCTCTACATGATTTTATCTGTAGAGTTTTGCTATCCCTATGTCCTGGCCAAGTTTGCGCGGATGAAGCGCGCGCTGCCAGGAGTGTTTGCCACATTGCAAGAGAACCTGATCCAGCCGGTCGTCAGCGTCGGGCTTTCCGCTGTGGGGCGCGGTTCCGATCTGGAGCGGTTTGCCACCTTCATTCGGATTGTGAAGGATTTGTTCGGGCCGGAGGCCGCCCAGCAGTTCACCAACCCGGTGCGGATGTTCCAGCAGCTGGCCGTTGCCAGCAACTTGCCATCCCTCGACAGCATCAAAACAGAAGAGCAGGCCAGCCAGGACCAGGCCAATGCCGAGCAGGCAAGGCAGCAGGAGATGCAGATGCGCTTGGCCGAGGCGGCTGCACGCAGCCCCATGGCAGATCCGGCAAAGCAGGCGATAGCAGAGAAGACCCAGTTCGAGATGGGCCAGCCCCCTCCTAACGCTGGCCCGACCATGCCACCGATGCCCCAATGACCAGACGACTCAAGGCTGTGGAGCCCCTCCAGCCCGCCACGCCCGCCACGCCCGCCCCACCCGCCGAACCTCCCGCTCCCCCCGAAACGCCTCCCGCTCCTCCTCCGTGCCACAACCCGGCGACATGGTGTGGCCCCACGTGCGGCCAATGCCAGTGGTCATTTCAGTTCGCTCACCAGGGCGAGGAGGGCGAAATCCACCGGGACACGCCCCAGTGCTATTTCAACCCGCCGACGGACAGGGGTCGTCCGTGGGTTGGGATCGATGACCCCGCCTGTTCTCAATTTGCATCCAGATCATGCCCGACCCAGTAGATCAATTCCTCGCCGCCTTTGAGGATGGCGGGGCAGACAACGGGTTTGCCGCCACCCAGCCTGGCCAAGACCCGCCCGCCGAAGCCGCAGCGGATGAGCTTCCGGACAAATACAAAGGCAAGACCGCTGAAGAGGTCTATGCCCTGATGCGGCAGGAACAGCAGTTCAACAGCCAGCGGCAGCAGCGGCAGGGCCAGAAGACCGAGGTCGAGGTTCCTCCGTTTGATCGCGACCAATCCGTGTCTGTCTATGGGGAGGAATTCACGACCGCGTTCGAGTCATCCGGCCTCAACCCGTTTGAGCTTGACGCCCGGGTGCGGGCTGGGGAATCAATCCCTGACGAAACCATCGGGGCCTATGCCGCAGCGCTGAAGATCCCAGCAGAGGTGGTCGGCCACTATGTCCGCAGCTTCGCGCCACAGCAGGGCCAGCAACAGGGCCAGCAGCAGGCCCCCGATGCGGTCAAGGAGCGCCTGGTGGCATTTCTCGGGGGGGCTGAACAGGCACAGGCCCTGAGTCAGTGGGCGACGGACAACGTTCCGCCAGGGGAGATCCAGGCCTTCAACGACCACGTCGCGGCCGGCCGGGCCAAGGAAGCGGAGGAGGTCCTCCGGGGCCTGTGGGAGCGCAGGGCCAGCCAGGGCGCAGCACCGCAGAATCCGCGGCTAATCCGGGGCGACGCCCCTGGTGGAGGTGGCGACACATTCTCCAGCATGGATGAAGTCGAGGCCTCCCTTTACAAGCGCAACCCGGCGACGGGGCAGCGCCTCTACGAAGTCGACAGTCGGTACCGGAAGGCGCACGACTCGAAGGTGCTTCGATCCGCCAAAAAGCTCGGGGTCTGATGACACACATTGCGATGCTTGACCCACGCGGGTCGGAGGAGGCCGGCATGGCTGGCCCCAAGATCAAGGCCCCCATGCGGCCGACGGACACCTACCTCCTGGTGAACGATCGAGATCAGGACGTCGAGGCGTATGACAATGCCGGCAAGCTTCTCTGGCGGAGGCCATGCCTGGCCAGGGGGCAGTTTGAGGACAACGAATGGAGGAGGACCGCAAGCGACACGCCGCCTGGCCTCTACAGGCTAGGGACGGTCTACAAGGATTACGAAAGCAATCGCAATCCTCCCTTGTCTGACACTGCCATGTCCTATGGCTGGTACAGCTTTGACATGCAGGAGATGGAGGGGCAAGAGCGTGTGAACGGCCGCGCCGGAATAATGCTCCATGGCGGCGGCTCTGCCTGCGGCTGGCCCGGCGCATGGGCGCCGCTTCAGCAGCTCTTCCCCACCCTGGGGTGCCTGCGGATGCACAATACGCACCTTCGCGATCTGGTCCTGCCCAGATACAACATGGGAGTCGTCTACGTCGGGGTATTCCAGGAGCGCTAAGATCGCCTCACGAGTGATAACACCCAAGCAGGGGTTTGCGGCCCGGTGCGCCGATAACCGCTTACCTCTGCCGCAGGGCTGGACAGCTCGGCAAACCCAGGCAAATGCCAAACACTATCGACCTGTCCCGGACGGGGCAACTCAACGGCAACACGGCTGACGATCGTGCTGCGTTCATTACGCTCAGCACCACCGAGGTGATTTCGGCGTTCAACCGAGCTTGCATTTTCAAGGATCTTGTGATGAGCCGCCCCCTCCAGAGGGGTCGGAAGGGCGAGGAGTTTCCCGTCCTGGGACGCAAGAAGGCCAGGTACCACACGACCGGGCAGTCGGTCTTGACCAACCTGAACAATAGCCCGAGCGATCGGGCAAAGGAGGTCATCAACATCGACGGGCTCATGATTGCCCTCGAAGTGGTGGACGACATGGACGCATTGCTCGATTTTGCGGCGCCACAAGTGCGCCAGGAAACAAACGAGCAACTTGGGCAGGCCCTTGCGGAAGAGCGGGATAGTCGAACCGCGCGCGTGTTGTTTGCTTGCTCCAAGCGAAACACCCCGCAGCTTCAGAAGGCCTCTGATGCGGACAGGGTGGGAACAACCCGCACCCTGTCCGCAGGGTATGCAAATGCCACAAAGGCCGCCAAGGGCAACGAGCTGGTCTCCATCATCGGAGACCTCAAGACTGCCATGAAGCGGAAGAATGTTCCGTGGCGGGACATGACGATCGTGGTCCCTCCCGAGGAGTACGAGTTTCTCCAGGAGGGAGACAAAGTGCTCAACGCTGACTACAACGCCAACGCCTCAAACGGAAGCGTCCGTGAGGGGGCGCCGAACCTTCGCGTCAAAGGAATCCCCGTCCTTGAGTCCAATGTCGTCAATCAAGAAGCGTACGTGCTTCAAGCTGGCGACAGGGGGAACTCGGAATACCAGCAAGACATGAGCAAGTGTCGGATGCTGATGTTCCACAAGTCGGCCATTGGCGTGTTGACGTTGCTCAATCCACAGTTTC